CCGTCGTGGTATCATTGATTTTAGAGTAGTGTGTGATGACACCAACAACACAGCTGAGGTAATTGATCGCAATGAATTCATTGCTGATATTTACATCAAACCAGCTAAGAGCATCAATTACATTACACTGAACTTCATAGCTACCCGCACAGGTATTGCCTTTGAAGAAATTGGCGCTTAAGGAATAAAGGAGAAAGAAAATGGCAGAAAGATCAATATTTAACGTTGATCAGTTTAAAGCCGCATTAGTTGGTGGTGGTGCTCGTGCCAACCAATTCTTTGTGGCGCTGAGTTTCCCAACGTACGTAACATTAGGTAGTGTGGCTAGTGCTCAGGCAGCGTTCCTTGTGAATGCTGCAGCATTGCCTGGCAGTGTAGTCAACCCAACCATTGTTCCATATCGTGGTCGTGAAGTTAAACTAGCTGGTGAGCGTATTTTTGCTCCCTGGACCTTGCAGGTTCTTAATGATGTTAGTTTTAATATTCGTAACCAATTGGAAAAATGGATGGCTGGCATGAACGACCTGAAAAACAACAATGGTCGAACCAATCCAAGAGATTACCAGGCTAACATTACTGTAACACAGTTAGATCGTAACAACAATCCACTGAAGGTTTATACACTGTATAGTGCATTCCCAACAAACGTCAGTGATATTATTTTAAACTATGGTGAAAATGATACAATTGAAACCTATACCGTAGAGTTCCAATATCAACACTATGAAACTAGTTTTGATACACTTCTTAGTGCTGCTAATGTAATCAACAACACAGTTGGTTCTGGCACTGGTATACTAGGTATCTAATACCTTAATTAGGAAATTATAATGGCAGATATTTCGTTATTTGGATACAAATTGACTCGAGATAAACCTGAGCCTAAAAATGCTCAGAGTTTTATACAACCACAAAATGACGACGGAGCCACGGCAGTCAATGCCGCTGGCTTCTTCGGCACGTACTATGACATAGATGCTAGTGCTAAAAGCGAAGTCGATTTAATCAATCGATATCGTGACATAGCACTGTATCCGGACTGCGACAGTGCCATTGAAGACATAGTAAATGATGCTGTAGCTTCTGAAGACGATGAAGCCGTGGTTAAAATCGACCTGGATAAAGTTGAGCTTAGTGCCAACATTAAAAAGTCTGTTGAAGAAGAATTCAATAACGTACTAAAGTTATTGGATTTTAATAGCAAAAGTCATGATATTTTTAAACGCTGGTATGTTGATGGTCGTTGCGTGTATCACAAAATTGTTGATACCAGCAAACCCAAGCAGGGCATCTTAGAATTACGTTACATAGATTCACGAAAAATTAAAAAAGTACGTAAACTTGAACGTAAAAAAGATCCCAACACTGGTGTTGAAATTATCACCAACATGGAAGAATTTTTCATCTACAATGAAAAAGGACTGGTAGCCGTTGGGCCAACAGCTCCGAATGCCATGCAGGGTATTAAGATAGCCACAGACGCCATAGCGTACTGTACCAGTGGGCTAATTGATCAGGACAAGAACATTGTCATGGGTCATTTACACAAGGCCATTAAAGTTGTCAACCAGCTTAGAATGGTCGAAGACAGCCTGGTCATTTATAGAATGACACGGGCACCAGAACGCAGAATATTTTACATAGACGTAGGTAACTTGCCCAAGGCCAAGGCCGAACAGTATGTAAAAGGCATCATGAACCAGTATCGTAACAAGGTCACCTATGACGCTACGACTGGTGAGATACGAGACGAAAAGAAAACCATGAGCATGTTGGAAGACTTCTGGATGCCACGCCGTGAAGGTGGTAAAGGAACAGAAATCACAACGCTGGATGGTGGTGCTAATCTAGGCGAAATAAACGATATTAATTATTTCCAAAATAAATTATATCAGAGCCTAAATGTACCAGTTAGTCGTATGAGAGCAGACAACGGCATGAATTTTGGTCGTCAGGCAGAAATTACCCGAGACGAATTAAAATTCAGTAAATTTGTTAGCCGTCTACGTAAAAAATTCGGTGAGTTATTTGATGACTTGTTGAAAACTCAGTTAATTCTCAAAGGCATTATGCGTGAAGAAGACTGGGATAAAATCAAAGAAGACATCTATTATGATTATACTCAGGACACCTACATGGCCGAAGCCAAGCAGGCTGAGATACAACGTAATCGCATAGATCTTTTAAATGCCATCAATCCCTATGTGGGAACTTACTTTAGCCGAGAATTTGTCTATACTGACATCTTGCATCTGTCCGAAGAAGAACGTCTGAAGATGCAAAAAGAAATAGAACAGGATCAACAGTTACAACAGCAGTTGCAGATGCAACAGCAGGGCATGCAGGGCCCAGGTAGTACACAGGCTGCGGCATTTACCAACAGTCTGGGGGGACCAGTTGGAGGCGGTGATGATCTACAAGGACCAGCACCCTATAATCCCAGCAACCCTCAGGTTGAACACATAGATCGATTAAGATTATTTACTAAACAACATGGAGTTAAATCATGAGCATGACAACTGAACTAGTTGATAACATTCTTCAAGACAACAATGCTGAAGCACAACAAAATTTTTCAGACATCATGGGAGCTAAGATAACTGCAGCCCTGGATGCTCGCAAAGTAGAAGTTGCTCAGTCCCTAGGAGCCAATGATGTTGAAGTTCAAACAGATTAGAGAAGCTGCAAAAATCAATCCTTATGCCATAGGCATGGCCGTAGCCAAGAAAAAAGCTGGACTAGGGACAGCCAAGGCCGAAGATTTGCCCAAGAACATTATCACCAAGGCTCATGAAATTGCCAAAAAGATCAAGGCCAATGAAAATTTTGATCATATCTTGGACATGAACGAAGAACAACTGGCAGAATTGAGCAAAACAACTATGCGTAGTTATTTGACCAAAGCACCTAAATCATCTCGTATCATGGGTCAAATTGCCACTGATTATGAAAACCGAGCCGAGCGTAAACGCAATCCTGGCTTAAAAAGGGCTTTAACCAGTCTAAGTCAAAAATACAAAAAGAAGGCCTGGAATCGCGAAGACAACATACAAAAGGCCGTAGATAAAATAGCAGGAGACAAATAATGGCCATACAATACAACATTTTAAAAAACGATCGCCAAAGAGCAGTATTGCATTTTTATGCCAGCGCCAACAATGATAGTGCTACAGTTACTTTACTAAGTCTGCGAAGAGCCGAAGAAATTGCATTTTCAACAACTAGTAATCTAGCAGTAAATATTGCCAGTGCTTATGCAAACTCATCAACAGATTCAAACAGTAGTATTACAGTGCGTCGTGGTAATAGCAGTGGCACTGTTGTATTAGATCTGCATGGCTTTACAGAATATCCAGGCGGCCAACAAATGCCTACCATTGATCTCAACAATACCAGCAGCATTTTTGTATCATTCGAAGCTCCTGGCATGTTGGTTTTAGATGTTAGAAAAGTAGAAGGATATGCTGGTCCAAACACCAACGTTGGAGTATAACATGAAGCTAATCACAGAAACCGTACAGGACATACAATACATTAAAGAAGCTCGTGAAGAAGGTGGCAAAAGCTACTTCATCGAAGGACCTTTTTTACAGACAGAAATTAAAAACCGTAATGGTAGAATGTATCGCAAAGAAATCATGGACAAAGAAGTTCAACGATACATTAAAGAATATGTTAACACGAAACGAGCCTTTGGCGAATTAGGTCATCCTGATGGTCCAAGCATCAATCTGGATCGTGTTAGCCATATGATTGTGGGCCTCAGAGAAGATGGCAACAATTACATAGGTCGTGCCAAGATCATGACCGAAACACCCATGGGTCGCATCGTTAAAAATCTCATTGACGAAGGCGCTCAGCTAGGTGTTAGCTCTCGTGGAATGGGTAGTTTAAAAGTGAATTCAGAAGGTGTAAATGAAGTTCAAGATGACTTTTATCTAGCAACCGCAGCTGACATTGTCGCTGATCCAAGTGCCCCAGACGCTTTTGTGCGTGGTATCATGGAGGGCAAAGAATGGATGATGGTTGAAGGTCGATTTGTAGAAAGACAATACGACCAGGTCCGTAACATAATCCAACAGACCAAAGGCAAAGATCTTGACGCAGCAAAAATTGCGGTATTTGAAAATTACATAAAACAAATATCAAAATAATAGAACTTATAAATAATAGAAACCCCGTTTTAGGAGACCTTTAAAATGTCATTAGAAACAAAAATTCGCGAGCTTATGGAAAGTAAAAAAGCCAAAGCTCAGCAATTAGATGAAGCTCTGGGCCAAGAAGGCACAGTGCAACAAGGTAGTAGCGAAAAAGCTGCATACACTGTTATTGACCCACATACTGGCGCAGCATCAAACGCAGAAGATTCAACTGTGAAGAAAGGCGCACCAGAAGCTCAGGTTAAACAAGGCGACAGCCAGTCTGCTAGCTATACCGAACAAGATCCACACAATGCTGCAACTACAGTAGGTAGTGCAACTGGTGCAGGTCAAAATGCTGGTCAGGGTGCTGGTTCAGCTCCTAACTACGAAGCTGGCATTGATACAGCAAGTGTGGTAAATCAGGCCAACAGCAAAGGCAACGTTAAAAAAGAAGACGTTGATGTTGATGACGAAACTACCATTACCGAAGAAGACATCGAAGACATCGATGAAACAGATGAAGAAATTCAAGCTGCTCCTCGTAAGATCGAAATGAATTTAGAAGATTTGCGCAAAGACATTGATAGTGTATTTGCAGCAGATACAAACTTAAGCGAAGAGTTTAAAACTCAAGCTAGTAAAATTTTCGAAGCTGCTGTTATTGCTCGTGTAAATCACGAAGTTGAGCAATTAACTGCGGAATTATCAGAACAAAACGCAGTAGAATTCGAAACCCTCAAAGAAGGTCTTGTAGAAAAGGTTGATTCATATCTAAATTATGTTATAGAACAATGGATGAAGGACAATGAGATTGCCGTGGAACAAGGTTTACGCACAGAAGTTGCCGAAGACTTTATGCTTGGTTTAAAGAATCTTTTCCAAGAACATTACTTTGAAGTACCAGAAGACCGTATCGACGTATTGGAAGATATGTCTGCTAAGGTTGACGAAGCATCAGCAAAACTTGACGAAACAATTGCAGCTAATGTAGCTCTTAAAACAGAGTTAGATAACATTAAACGCGATCGTATCGTTGAAGCTGCTTGCAAAGACCTCACAGCAACAGATGCGGAAAAAATGTCTAAACTATTGGAAGGCGTAGAATTTGACAATGAAACACTTTTTGCAGAAAAAGTAAAAGTTGTTAAAGAAAATTACTTCCCAGGCAATACTCCGGCTAGTCCAGAGAAAATGCTTGAAGAGCAAGTTCAAAACCAAGGCGAAAAATTAACCGAACAGGTTGTATCAGGAAACATGAAAGTGTATGCTGAAGCTCTGGGTAGAACAGCCAAGTTTAATAAATAATTGAATCAACAATTCCTTCAGGAGAAAAACTAAAATGGCAACATTAATGGAAAAATGGGCACCGGTTATTAACCACGATGCTCTACCAGAAATCAAAGACGACTACAAACGTCATGTAACAAGCGTTCTTTTAGAGAACCAAGAAAAAGCTCTAATCGAAGAAAAACAAGCACTTTGGGAAGCAACTCCAGTTAACGCAATTGGCGCTGGTTTCTCAGGTCAAGTTAATAGCCCAGCAAACAGCAACTTAGCAGGTTATGATCCAATCTTAATCAGCCTGGTTCGCCGTGCAATGCCAAACTTAATGGCATACGATGTTTGCGGTGTACAACCAATGACTGGCCCAACAGGTTTGATTTTCGCTATGAAATCAAACTACTCAGTACAAGGCGGTACAGAAGCGTTATTTAACGAAGCTGATACAGACTTTGCTGGTTCTTCAATCACAGCACACGCTGGTTCAAATCCAGTAGCTAGCCCATACACCACTGGTGTTGGTATTGCAACTGGTGACGCAGAGCAATTAGGCGACACATATGCTTTCGGCGAAATGGCTTTCTCAATCGAGAAA